GTGCTGTAATAGAGTTTAATCGGTGTGTAACCCGCTTGTGCCATTTTCGATCCTTAAAAAGTTCCGCCTGAAATGTCCGACCATGTCGGAGCACTTGAGCCATTAGACGTCAATACTTGACCTGCAGTTCCAGCCGCCGTGTATGCATGAGCAGTTCCAGTCCCATAACCAGCCCCACCTGCCGTGGGTGTTGCGCTTGAATTCGTACCGCCTTGCGCAATTGCAAGAGTGCCAGATGTTACTTGAGAAGCCGCAATCGCAATCGCTGTGTTGCTAGCACTAGTAATCTGACCTTGGGCGTTAACAGCAATAGTTGGAACAGATGCTGCCAAGCCATAGGAAGCAGAAGTAACGCCGGTGTTTGTAATACTAAATGTAGTTGTTGATAGCGTTAAGCCTGTGCCAGCAGAATAAGTAACCGGCGCAGCAAATTGTGTAAATACTAATGCTGTAGTGCCTACGGTAATTGGCAATGCAGTCTGCTGAACCCAAGATGTATTGGCTTGAGTTGAGCCTGACAAGACCAAAAGATAATCACCTTGGTCAATCTCATTGGTTCCTGAGCCTGACGTGTCGTAGTCAGTGGCACGAGTCATCACCCATGCCACCACGCCAGAACCTACGGTTGTAACCGTATAAACACCATTGTACGCGCCGTTGGACTCATTCTTGACGAGGATACGATTGCCAACTGCTGGCGTAGACCCGTCAATTGACAAAGCCGAAAGGGGCGCAGTTTTGGTAAGAGTTGCGCCTACACCAGATGATCCGTTGTTGTATGTAACTGAGCCCAGATCTACTGTTGTTGCGTAGTTACAAGCGGCGTGGAAGTTAATTCCAGAAGCAATTGAATCCGCGTAGTCTTTGTTGACAATATCTGTGCCACCGGTAGGCGCAGTTGTAATCGTGCCTGTAGTCATTGCTACAGACGTAAACGTGCCTGCTGCAGGTGTAGAGCCACCAATTACCGTATTGTTGATTGTTCCACCAGTCAATGTTGGCGTTGCAATTGTAGGTGTGTTGATGGTTGGGCTGGTTAGCGTTTTATTAGTCAGTGTCTGCGTGCCAGTCAACGTAGCTACAGTTGAATCAATCGCCACCGTAACAGCAGAAGAGCCGTTATATGAAGTGCCTGTTAGTCCCGTGCCAATAGTTAATGCATTGGTTGCTGTAGCTGTTATAGTCACAGACGCGCCAAGGCTTACGGACGACCCGTTGATTGTAACGGCACTGTTTGTCAGACTTGCATTTGCAATGTTGCTTAATGTATTGCTTGCGCCGCTGATTGTTTTGTTAGTCAGCGTTTGCGTGCCTGTTAACGTGGCTACCGTTGAGTCAATGGCAATAGTGACAGGGGCAGAGCCATTAAATGATGTACCAGACAAACCGGTGCCAATAGTTAATGTACTAGTTGTGCTTGCAGTAATTGTGCCTGATGCGCCAAGCGCAACGGTAACGCCATTGTAAGTTACCGAGCTATTTGTTAAACCTGCATTAGGAATTGTAGCCACTGCAGTAACGGCGCTTGTGCCATTACCTACCAAGTATCCAGTAAGCGTATTAGCACCTGTACCGCCTGAGCTTACATTTAAAGTTCCAGAAAGAACAACAGCGCCGCTTGTAGCAGAAGAAGGTAAAAGTCCAGTAGATCCTGCGCTAAATGATACCACACCACCTGACAAAGCAAACTGCCGCCAAGATCCAGATGCATACCCATCAAACGTTTGCGTGCTAGTATTAAATCTAAACTGCCCTGCTGCGCCAAGAGGCTGCTGCGCAGATGTACCAGATACTATGGTCATGGCGCCGGTTCCGGGCAGTCCCACATTGTCTGAAATAGTCAACGTAGGATTGCCTGAGCCATTACCATTGGCAACATCAATTTGCCCAGCAGTGCCTGTAATCTGCCTACCTGCAATGGTGGATCCACCAACAACGGCCAGCATACCAGTGCCTGCTGCATTTGCAATAGCCAATGCAAGACCTGAAAGCGCAACGGTAGGGTTGCCAGATACTCCATCGCCATTGGTAACTGCAATGCCACTGCCTGATGCTGTGATTGTTCTAGGCACAACAGTAGAAGCATTGGTCTTGGCAATAATGCCGTTGCCTGCTGTTTCTAAACTGCCTGATGCGCCGTTCAAAGTTATTTGCAACGTTGACTGCGCGCCGCCATCAACCAGTCCTACACCTGTGCCGCCGGATAAAGCGCGGCTATTTGGCAGTGTAGGCTCTTGGTTTTTAGTTATAAATGTCTGTGTCTGACTTGGCGATGCGGCAATGGCGCCTGTTGTTGTCTGCACCGTAACGCCGTTTTGCACAATAGGCACAGCCTCGGTGCCTGTAATGCTACCTGCCGTTGGTAGTTGCGTAATTTGTATATTTGCCATATTACGGACTCAGGTTATCAAGGTTGCCATTAGTCTCTGGATTAGCAGTATTCTGCTCCGGAGAGATGTTGTACGTATTATACGGCCCAGTGATCAACGAGTCTTGTTTTGCAGCTACGCTGACATCAGGCCTAGGAAATCTAAGCGCAATCTTTTCAGGTTGCCGCGCAGGTAAACGGTATGGGTCAAACTGATCCCTACAGCCATTACCACAGACTTTTAAACCCGGGTTATTGCCATCAGGCATCAACTCAACATACGCTCTCTTCATGTGACACCGGTCACAGATTGCAATACTTAAAACAGAATTGCCAAGAGTATCAAGCGTACGTGGCATACTTACCTCGTATAGTAACTAATATTTGGCGCAAAGTAAATCGGACTTTTGTCTCTTTCTTCCTGCTCCGCAATATTCCAATACTTTTCAGCCTGCGCTTCAAGATAAGCAATCCGCTCACCAGGAACCGTAGGCAGCTCCATAGCCATTTGATGCGCAAGCATGTTCTGAACGGCAAGATACCATCTCTGGGGAATTTCTATCTCACCTGATAGATCACCTACATCCTGAATTTGCCGATGTCTCCAGACCACGATTTGTGGCGCGAATGACTGCGGCGTGGGCCACAAGTACATTGCAGGCTGGGGAATGTTTCTGTCAAACCAATACTGCAGCGGATAATTGCTGGTGAAGTTCTTATTTGGCAAGTTTGTGTAGTCATCACGATTTAAACGTGCAAGTGGAATTTCCGTAGCATTTGAGCCAAAAACCACTTGATACACGCCCATGTTGGAGCCTGCTGTTTGCAAGATTCTCCAGTACGGCGTGCTTGCTGACGGGTCTAAATCATAGTAAATCCATGTGCCTGCAGTCCAAGTAACTGCTCCAGGGCTATAAACTGTTGTCCACGTAGTGCCATCAGTAGAAGACTGAATTGAGAGGGTCACTGAGCCGGATATTGCTGGTAGTATACCCACGGTGCCAACGTAGATGTTATTACTGGACCCATTGCTAATGCCAATATAGCCTGTATTATTGCTTAATTGACAAATATTGGTGTATTTTCCATCAAAGGCGTTGGCTGCATTGCCTGAAGAGCTATACCCGCCATTTGTATTAGCGGTTACAGTTCTGTAATTTGAGTTTAGCACGTCTACGGTGCCAGTTGGCAAATAGTAAATATACTTGTCTGGGTTAAGACCCAAGACAGTTTTGTCAATGCACCAGTATTGAATTCCACGATTGGCAAGATTAGAAAGCAAGTAATACAAACTGTCTTTAGACGCAGCTACTTGCTCATCTGTCAATTCTTCGGCCAATTTACCTGCGCGACGCGCGCCGTGGTCAATCAAGTTTTGAACCGTGATTGTTGTTTGGCCAACTGTTCCACTAGTGCTCATATATTACCACCCTGGGCAGTTCCAACGTTTAAGAGATGCGGCTTTACGAGTAAGCTCGCCTTTTTCATCGCGCTTAGGCCCCGGCATGCCTGCCATTCTAGCGCAAAATGAATCTTTACGCCCTTGGTCAGCTTTAGTTTTTGGGTGCGGTGCAGGCGCTTTAAGATGCGAGCCAGTTGCGCGATTAAACTTGTCGCGGCCTTTTTGCGTCAAACCCGCACCCTGCTTTGTAGGTAGCTTCTCACCACGTGAGACTGACAGCTTAGGGTCACCGCCATCTTTCATCTTTTGCGCGCCACGCTTTACCGAGTACGCAATTGCAACGGCTTGCTTAACAGGCTTACCAGCTTTCACCTCAGCAGAGATGTTTTTCTTAAAAGCCTTATCTGATTTGCTTTTAATTAAAGGCATAATTAAGTACCAGAGCCAGTAACACTGTTGTTGTTTTCTATCAAAACACCACCAATGTTGATGCTTACCACTGCGGCTGCTGCGGCACTGCTTGCCACTTGAAATCTTAAATCCGATCCAGAAGGATACGGGAATGGGAAATGACGTTGCACTTCATAAGTAGTGTTAAATGGTGTTTGCACAATAACTTTTTGCACACCAGAAGAAGCATTGCTTAATGCTCTATATGTTGTGTAATTCGCACTGTTACCATTAAAAGATGAATACGCACCATATCTGTAGCCATAAAATGTATAGCCATTTGGTACGGTATACACAGCCATTTGCGAAGTGCCAATGCTAGTGGTTACGCCAGCGACAACTTGTGTGTTGATTTGAGCGTAAACGGTTGAACTGACAGACAACGTAATCACGCCTGTAGGGTTAGTTGCCGAACCAGCGGATACTGATATGTTGTTAATACGGAAATATGATTTAGTTGTTGGAACATTGGTTGTTCCATTTAAAACCAAATTTTCAGAAATTAAATTGTAACTAGCATCTGTTCCAGTAATTGTGATGGTAGCCGTATCTCCTGCAACAGTGCTTACCAAATTCATTGTGGACGCAGATGATGGAAATACATAGTCGGTTGTCGCCATGTTTTCCCATACGGTTCTAAATGTTCCCGCTGTAGCAGGTGTAGTCCCGTAAGCAAAAATATTTGCTGTGCTGTGGCCCATAATTTGACCACGAGACACTTGTAATTCAAACGGTTCGTATGCGCCAGCACGCGTAACTGAAGCAACAATTCCATTACTCATTTTTTTCTCCAATTAAAAGGAAGGGGCCGAAGCCCCGACCTTGATTAGCAAGAACCGCCGTAAGCTTTTTTCATCTTACCACCAGTTTTGTACTTTTGAATTACGCCGCCTGTAGCGTACTTCTCAATTACTCCACCAGTTTTCAAGCCTTTATGCGCTTTGGAAGCAGATTTTCCTTCATGCGACATTAACTCAGACTTAATACCTTTAATGGCTTTCATCTCAGCTTTTTGCGCACTTTTAGACTCTACTTCACCGCCCTTTTTACGTGCCATAGGCATTGGGCCGGTTTCCATGCGATCAGGAATGCCGCCCATTTCAATGCCACGACG